CCCTATCTATGTTTAGATAGTTCCCTGTATTTCTTATTGCTAGAAATCAGGAGAGTCACCGTCGTCCTCTTTGACAGGGACGTCGTACTTGTACTCGTTCAAGATCTTTGCTAATGCAGATCCTGAACTATAGGAATTACGATGTTGTTCAACAGTCGTTATTCCTGGAGTCTTCGAAAGATCGAGTTTCTCGACTTCTTTCGCAAAGTTCTGCAATGCTTTCATGCAAGCAGGACTAGCCGCAATGACTTCCCACTGATAGCGGAGGTCATCGATAGGATTAGCAACGAACGTTACTTTTCCGTTGTGGCGAAGGACATCTTTGGTGATCTTACCATCGTTGTCCCTGGTATGAGCCTGTTTAAGCTCTCGCAGGTCATGTGCCTGGAGTGCTGCATTTGCAACCCTGACAAAGGGTTCAATGACAGGAGCGAGAGATTTCGCTATCTCTCCCTTCACTACTGGAAGCAAGGATGTATACCTCTGCTTGCCTACGGTGACGGTGTATTCAAGATCGATGGAATCCTCCTTCATCTTGATACTAGGAGTGTTAGCAAGTCTCGTCTGAGACTTGGCACGCTCGAGTTGAAGTTCGTTCTGAGACTTGTCTAGTCTTGAACGAAGTTGAGCAATACCATTTGACTTGGTATTACCCTTCTTTCCGGGGCGAGAGTCCCTCTTGCCTGAAGGAATCTTCCTCATCTCAGATTCGTTTTGAACCTGAGGTACCGATTCAGGAGCGTTAACAGCCTCCTCAATCGCGGCTGCCTTTTCGGCAACTTCAGTAGCATTAATATTCAACATAATGCTCCTCCTTTCTCTTTGAAAGACTGATATCTATGTCTTTCAGTAGATCCACCAGTTCCCGCTGGACGGTCATAGACCGACCAGGATTAGATGGTGTGGCCTTGAAGTGCCAACCATCGGCCGCCAAGGCCATCAAACGCACACAGTACGCTAATGTACCTGGGTGACCCGACTCAATTTCTATCAGAACAGCTAACAAAGCTGCTTGGGAGAAATCTTCGAATGAGACATCGAGGATGTCCTCTCCGGGTAACGTGAATTGGCTAGAAATCATAGCCTTCACCTCCTTTCGGATTTAATCCATCTTCTGGATCCGGAAGTGAACTACTTCGGAACTCAGTCAGTAACGACTGTAAGTCAGAAGTTTTAGGGCCAGCACCCTTGTCAGGTGCAATCTTAAATACCCGAGGATCTCTTTGCAGAGAATCAGGGTATTTCTCCTTGAAGTATCGGTAGATTAATCCGATACGGACACACGATTCTAGAGTAATCTCGGAATCGGGAGGCGAGGAGTTGATATTTTGTATTAAACTATCAACTTCTTCATACAAACTTTCTTCGAAACGAAGAAGTTTGGGCTCAGAGCTCTCAACGTCATGTTCACCAACGTGTTGAACGTGATGATCAGGCAGAGGATTCTTATATCCTCTAGATTCGGCGTCAACACCGGATCTGTTGAATCCGTGCATGTATTCACGTGCATCTGATACCTGGTCTACGAGATTGTCAAGCTCTCCTTTTTGGAGTTTGGCTCTGACCTTATCGTAGAAATCTCCTGATTTGGGATCTTGATCAAGATCCACTTCAGGACCTAAGCCAAACGGCTTAGGAACCGCCTCAATATCAGCTGTAAGGTCCCTAAACATAGGGAATCCATTTACAAACTGTTCGGGGCCATAATAACTTATGGCTTCTACCAGAGCTCCAAGATCGGTAAACTCTGGAAGCTTCTTCTTTTTGAAGATGCCCTGCGGAGTGATGAAAGTTGAACAAAACTCAACACACCGAGTGGAGGATATCGATTTATCAGAGTTGATCTTCAACCCGATATCGTTACATATGCGTTCGTACTCTTCCGCAACGGGAGATTCACGAATTACGCAGTCGTCCCCGACTATCCAAGCGTAATGCTTGATTTTCGACGGGAAATGCCCATGAACTTTGGTGTAAGCCCAAGCGGCAAGGATTCCATTGCACATGGAAGCCAAAGGAAACGAAGGATACGACCCCATCGGGGTCCCGGTGCCGTAACGTGCACTATATCCTTTGCGGAGGACTGATAAGTCGTAAAGACCAGTACAGACGGTATCCATGATATGGATATCATAATCTGTTAGTACCCCGTTGTCCTTGAGAATTTCAAGGACCGGACGTTGTATCTTCTCGTAAGAGAAGTTGTCCGTGAACGAGGACTGATCAAAAGATTTGATCAAGTCCGGGTTCCTTCTTGACGCGTTCCGTGAGACGATTCTTTGAATGTCTTCACGTGCGCCGTTTTGATCGTCAACCCATTGAATAGTCGTCTGAGCATTGATTGACTTCAATACTCTGCCGATGGGATAAGACAAAGATCCCATTATAGGCGACATCACAACCACTACACGTGGTTTCATACCATTTTTCGGTGAGATTCCTACCTTCCCGGTAGGTGTTTCAACCGGAAACGGTTCAGGGAATGATTCTAATTCCCATTCCGCTTCTACAGACTCTCCGTAGAGAGTTCTGGTGAGGAACTCAGAAGGATCCTCAAGGGCTAATGCGTTTATAGAGGGAACTCTAATCGCATTCGTCAGATCGAACAACTTGTCGTTGTCGCGACTGATCGACTCACATTGGCCGTTCGGTCCAATGTATATCATATGCTTCTTCTTGGAAGAGGCTATGGCCCACACAGGTTGAAATTCCATTTCTGGAATTGTCATTCCTTGGAGCAAGTACGGAATATATTCCTGTACAAAGGAATTATATTCTTCGACCACTTTCGGGTCGATTACGGTGGAGTGAGTTATAGCTTTATAACTCTTCCTCTTATCCTTCCTCGAAAGTACTGTATCCTCTCTCAGGATTACAGATTTCAGGTTGGTTAAACCGGCCCAGATCATCTGGGTTTTCGGCGAGGTCGGGTCTAATTCTAAGATCTGATTCAAGATCTTGAATGCCCCCCCATAGACGGTCTTCGTGTTGCCGTCTCTGCTATCTACATGCTTAGATGCAGACAGGTGTTTCATCAACTCAGGGTCAATGTCGAATTGCCCAATCATTGCTGATGTAAAGACTGTGCTGATATCTTCAGCAACAGTTTTGTAGGTTGCATCCTGCAGATTACTGAGGACCCCTACGAAAGCCTGTATCTCTGAGAAGGGTATAACCCCTACTAGAGTGGCCTCCAAATGGCCGCACAGAGATTCGGACGATTTGACGTCCATACTACCACCTCCTTTGTCGTCACGTACAAAGGTAAACGGTGGAGAAGCTCTGCACGCGACAGGCTGTCAGAATAGTCTGACTCTTGTCAGTGTCCGGACTCCCGTGACTGGTGAGTCCCCACTTTCTATGTCGCTCGGAAAGCACATAGAAA